AGCATGGGCAGAAGATAGCGGTAAGGTTTATAAGAAGGTCGTAGATGCCGTAGAAAAGACGGCAAAAAAATTTAACGCCAAGCAAGATCAGGTTGCATAATGGCCAGTCTAGTCGTCTCCGCATTATCCACATGGAGCAATAAAGGATTAAAGAAGGCTGAAAAGGATGTATCGGCATTCGATAAAACGGTAAAGAATTTAGGTAAAACCTTCGCTGGGGTATTTGCCGCTTCTTCTATTTTAAACTATTCTAAAAATGCTGTTAAAGCTTTTATGGCCGATGAAAAGGCTGCTAAATCTTTAGAGACAGCTTTAAATAATTTAGGTCTAGGCATGTCGGCTCCTGGAGTTGAATTATACATATCAAGCCTTCAAAGAATGTATGGCGTTCTAGATGATGAATTAAGGCCAGCATTCCAAACTTTAGTTACAGCTACAGGGGATTTAACTACCAGCCAAAATGCTTTAGATCTTGCTTTAAATATATCGGCTGCTACAGGTAAAGATTTACAAACAGTCTCGGCAGCTCTAGCCCGTGGTTTTGCCGGGCAGACCACAGCTTTAAGCCGTCTAGGTGCTGGACTAGATAAAACATTACTAGCCACCGGCGACATGAATAAAATTATGGCCGAACTTAATAAGAAATTTTCTGGTCAGGCTACAGCTAGATTATCTACATATGCTGGCCAGATGGCCTTGCTTCAAGTTTACGCCGCAGATGCTCAAGAAACTATCGGTAAGGGTTTAATAGATGCTTTGCAGATATTAGCCGGTGATCGGACTATTCAAGAGTTAGGCAATTCTTTCGACAGTTTATCTAAAGACATAGCCAACGCCTTAAAACAAATGGCTAAGATGTTAAAGCAATTTGAGGACATGGCTAGTAATCCGGCGTTCCAAGCTGTTATAGCTTTGATGCTGCTCAGGGCTGGTCGTATAGATCTACTAGCTAAACTCTTTGCAGGTGCATTATTTACTGGAGTTTTAACAGGTGGCGATGATGGTGGGCCAATTTCTCACGAAGAAAATGTAGCTTTAGCAAGACAACGATTAGCAGATAGAATGCGAGAAGCTAGATTATTAAAAACTTCTAATACCTATAGAACTTTAGAAAATGATCTATTAAAGAAAAAAACAGAAGCGGATAAACTTGGCGAAAAGTTTAACGTAGAGCGCATCGGTTTAATGGCCGCTTTAAATGCTGCAACCGATGAGGAAACTAAATTACGTATTAAATCTCAGTTAGCTATAATGGATGATAACCAAGCTTTAAGCAAAAAATACAATGCTGAATTAGAAGCGGCCGCAGCTTTAAATGCTCTTAATATTGCTACCCGTGGCCTAACCTTACAAATGGGTGCATCTATTTCAGACATTCAAAAATACTTATCAGCTTCAATGGTTAATTATAATCAATCTATATCATCAGGAACAGCTCCTACCGTAGCTCCAAACGCTATTACAGCATCACAGGTAAACGCTTATCTGGCTGCTAAAACTGCCGAGGTTACAGCGGATACACAAAGCTATTTAGAAAAATTACGTACCACAGTTAAACCCGGTTATGAAATACCTTCTATAGAATCTTTCTATGGTGGTCTATCAAGTATGGCTGGATCGCTGCCAAGCTCTAATGTAAATAACAAAGTAGAAGTAACGGTAAACGGATCTATTTTAGCTTTACAGGATTTAGATAAAGCGATCGAAGATGCGATGCTTCGGATTCAGCGACAGAATGGTAATTTAACGCCGGCAGGATCTATCCAGTAATGACCGTGCCAGTAGTAAATGCAATTATTAACTTTTCAACTGGCCCGGGCTTTGCCCAAGCTTGCCTAATCGATTCAGGTGTATTTGGTACTAATATCTTTGCAGATTCCGCAGCTGTAATCGTTGACGTATCCGATCAAATTAATTTAATTCAAACTAACCGTGGCCGTAATGCTGTGGCCGATCAATTTACGGTAGGTACGTGTAGCCTTCGCATAGTCGATCAGAATGGCGATTTCAACCCACAAAATCCAGCTAGCCCGTATTACGAGCTTCTTACCCCTATGAAGAAATTATCTATAACGGCTACTTATGGCGGAGTTACTTATCCTTTATTTGCTGGCTTTATTACCGGCTACCAGACTACTCAGCCTAAAGAAGCTACAGATGTAACCCTTACTACCATCACCGCCGTAGATGCCCTTAGATTGGCTCAGAATGCCCAGATAAGCACGGTAACAGGTGCTACCGCTGGCGATCTAACCGGTACCCGTATTAATCAAATTTTAGACGAGATCGAATGGCCTAACTCTGCTCGGGATGTAGATGCCGGATTAACCACGGTCCAAAATGATCCGGGCACACAGCGCACAGCTTTAGCAGCTTGCCAGACCGTATCAACCACCGAGTACGGGGCCTTCTATGTAGATGCTTCTGGCTCATTCGTATTCCAAGATCGAGAAGTAACGGTCAGCTCGATTGCTGGTACTCCGGTTTTATTTAGCGATGACGGTACCGGGATTATTTATAAAGATGCCGGATGGGTATTAAATGACGTTTTAGTATTTAACAAATCCACGGTAGTAAGAGCTGGCGGATCTCCACAGGTGGCCATAAATCAAGATTCTATAGATAAGTATTTTCTTCACAGCTACTACGTGGATAACCTATTAATGCAGACCGATGCTGTAGCTCTGGATTATGCCCGGGCCTATACCGCATCCCGGCAGGAAACTTCGGTTCGATGCGACTTTTTAAATCTGGACCTTTATACGCCAAATTATAACGCTGGCATAATTGCAGCTTTAGAACTAGATTTCTTTGATCCGATCACCGTCAAAACTACCCAGCCCGGCGGATCGTATTTAGAGAAAACCCTACAGATCTTCGGAGTATCTAACAGAATTACGCCACAGAGCTTTTTGGTTAATTTCGTTACCCTAGAAGCTATCATCGATGGGTTTATAATCGGAACAGAATACGGCGAAATCGGCATCGATTCGCTGTCTTATTAAGGAGATGAAATGCCTACTTTTCCAGTAGTTACTGGCGACATCGTTACCAGCACAATTTGGAACGGCTTACCAGCTTATGAAGTATCTATTAAAACAGGTACTACCTACACTTTAGCAACTGGTGATCAATACCAACAGCTATTAGTTTTTACTAGCTCATCCGCTAAAACTGTAAGCATCCCTACAGATGCCACTTTTAATTTTCCCGTCGGTACAGCTATAACAATTCTTAACGATAATGCAGCTGGTAATTTAACTATCCAGGCTGTAACTAGCGGTACTACCTCAGTAACTTCTGCCGGTGCTACTGTAGCTGCGCCAGTAGTTGGAGCTTTTAAAACTGCAGTATGTTTAAAAATTGCTACAAACGATTGGGTAATAGTCGGAGCCGTTGCCTAATGATTGGTAATCTAGCCGCTGGATTATTTGGAGAGCCTTTTAGTACTCCAGCTACTTTTACTGTCGATAGTTTGATCGTCGCCGGTGGCGGTGGCGGTGGTAGTCGCCATGCTGGCGGTGGCGGTGCTGGTGGATATAGAACAGGATCGGCAACTTTTAATAAAAGTACTTCGTATGCGTTATCTGTAGGTGCCGGCGGTACAGGAGCATCTAATAATAATTCTTTTACTAATGATGGTACAGCTGGTAATAATTCGGTATTTTCTACTATAACTTCTGCCGGTGGCGGTAAAGGTGGCGGTAATAATGACGTAGCTACTGCCGGTGGTAATGGTGGATCTGGTGGCGGTGGCCAATACGGCGGATCTGGTGGTAGTGGTAATACACCTTCTACATCGCCATCTCAAGGTAATTCTGGCGGTGGTAGTGCAACTGCGGGAGCTTACGGCGGCGGCGGTGGCGGTGGAGCTAGCGCAAATGGTGCAACTGGTAACAGTTCTAACGGTGGTAATGGTGGAGATGGTACGGCTAATTCTATTTCTGGATCTTCTATAACTTATGCCGGTGGCGGTGGCGGTGGTACATATAACACCGGTGGCGTAGGTAGCGGTGGTTTAGGTGGTGGTGGTGCTGGAAGTAGTAATGGTACTAAAGGTACAGCTGGTACTACTAACCGTGGCGGTGGCGGTGGCGGTGGCGGTTCAGAATCTAGCCCTAACGCTGGCGGCGGTAATGGTGGATCAGGTATAGTAATTCTTAAATATCCAGCCGAATACAGTGCAAGTTTTAGCGGTGGAGTAACACAATCAACAACCACTAGCGGTTTATTTAAAATTACGACAGTTACCGCAGCTGGTGTTTCAGACACAGTGAGTTGGGCATAATGGCACATTACGCATATTTAGATTCTAATAACACAGTAGTAGCTGTAATAGTTGGTAAAGATGAAACCGAATTAATAGAAGGTTTGGATACCGAAACTTATTACGCACAAGGTACGCCATACACAGTTAAGCGAACAAGCTATAACGGCAACATTCGCTATAATTATGCAGGTATCGGATATACATACGATGAAAATGCCGATGCTTTTATAGCTCCAGAACCAACATGCGGCCATCCAGAATTAACACTAAACACATCTACTTACAGATGGGAATGCGAGAACGCAGAGCATGAGTCTATTCTCGAGTAACGGCTGGCCAGCTTCTAACGATCGTAAAGAGATCGGGATTAAGAGCTATGAAGTACCAGGCTGTAAAACAAAGTTAGCATGCGCCGAAGGTGCGGCCCCTTTATTAATTGGCTTCGCAGCTGAATTTCATAAGCTGATAGAGCCTATCGATGAAGGTACTTTGGATGATTGGGGCTACGCCTTTCGCATGGTAAGGGGTACCACCGACAAGCTGTCGAATCATTCAAGCGGTACAGCTATCGATCTAAATGCTCCTAAGCATCCTCTAGGCAAGGTAGGCACTTTCCCACCGGAAAAGGTACCGATGATCCGGGCCTTATCTGCTAAGTACGGCCTAAAGTGGGGCGGAGATTACGTTAACCGTAAGGATGAAATGCACTGGGAAGTTAATCTAAACCCTGCTAAGGCCGCAGCTCTTATCGTCAAGTTAGGATTAAAAAATGGCTAATGCCCAAGTAACATTAGGTACCACAGCTACCCTTTTAGTAGCAGCTGATCCGCACGATCAGACCGTTATAATTAGAGCCGGATCCTCAGATGTTTACATCGGAAACGCTGGAGTAACTACTTCTAACGGATTCCTAATAGAACATAAAAGCGTAGTAACTTTTCCGCTAGGAGCTTACGAAGCTCTGTACGGAGTATGCGCCAGCGGTACGGTGCTAACAGAGATTTACTCCGTAGTTAATTAAGGAGATCTAATGGATCAATTTAAGCAAGTATTTTTAACCTGGCTTCGTGCCTCTGTAGCTTCTGTCGGTGCTTTATGGCTGGCCGGTACTACAGATCCAAAGACTTTGGCTTATGCCGGCATCGCTGGCCTAGTCGGGCCTTTATTGAAGTATTTAGATAC